CTTAGCATAATTTAGTAATGATATGTGACCTGGATGTAATAGGTCAAAGGTTCCATTAACAAATACCTTAACCCATTTTTTCTCATGAATAAATGGTTTGACTTTATTCATTTTTTAAGGTAACTAATTTACCAAGTTCAGGAAGATACAAATACTCAATATCACTATTAGCAAGAGTGCGTAATGCATCATCGAGAGTTTCAACCAAAGGTTCTCCACCCAAATTAAAGGAAGTGTTGAAGATGATAGGGCAACCAGTCTGTTCAAAGAATTCTGTGATAATTTCATGGTAAATTTTGTTATCGTTTTCAGTAACTGTTTGTATTCTACATGTATTATCTACATGTATAATTGCAGGAATTTTTTCTGCAATTCCTTCTTGACATTCAACAGCATACATCATGTGAGGAGTTTCTTCTAACTCAATCATTTTAAACCACTCATGCACATGTTCTTTTAAAATAGAACCTGCAAATGGTCTAAAGTATTCACGATGCTTAACTTTATTAACATGATCTTTTCCTTTAGGATCAGTTGGATCATATAAAATAGAACGATTTCCCAATGCTCTTGGACCTGCTTCTGATCTACCTTGAAATAGTGCAACAATATTCTTATCAGTAATAAGATTCACCACATCTTTATGATTAGTATCAGTTATTTCTCCCTTATATTTCTTACATACTGATTCTAAATCATTTAGTGTATAATTATATTCAGGTCCAAGATATAAACTACTATAATCTTTGATAGTAGTATCACCACTAACTTTATGATAATGAAATAGTGCTGCTCCTACAGATGTTCCTGCATCACTAGACAAAGGTTCAACATATAAATTAATTCCCTCATCTTCAAGTTCTTTTAAGAAATAATAATTAGCAACACAATTTAAACCATACCCACCAGATAAAACTACATTGGGATTGTTAGTAGTTTTAACAGCATTACGAATCAAATGCAACACTCTTTCCTGAGTCTCTGTTTGAACTGCATATGCCATGTCTCTTCTATTTTGTAATCTAGTCCAATCTTCTCTATCAATATCAACAGTTGTTCTAAGTTCTTCATGTGCTAGTTCGTCTAAGTATGATGCATTTGGATAGTATGTTTTAAATAAATTACCATTAACAGCTCTGTATTCATCCGTACCATGATCAGAAAAAACTGGAGGAATTTTATTATTAGGTTGTCCATAGGGTGAAAGACCCATTGTTTTACCTGCTTCAATAGCATCCCATCCACAGTACATAGTTACTGCTTCATAAGCTTTTACGATACCACTTGATGCATCAATAATAGTAAAAGGTTTTCCATTATCATCAGGATCAATTGCTTGTAATGGCATTGCAGGTTCTATAGCTGTTGCAGCAGGACCATTACCACCCAAGTGCTTATAGAGTGCAGTAATACCTTTACCTTCAGATGGATAATCACATCCAAAAATACTTTCAACTTCATAAAATCTCACTCTTTCATTATTAACATTCATATCCAAGAAAGATCCAGCACCATCAACAATAACAGCAACTGCACTATCAAATCCAGATCTATAAAACGCACAAGAAGCATGAAGTTTATGATGAACTAAACCATAATCAATAACCTGTGGATGTTTACTTCTAAATGCTCTATTATTTTCAATCAATCCTAACTTTCTTGCTAATCCAGTATAAGGATCCTCTGTAGTATATTCTAACCTTGAATTTTGCGAAGTAATCTCCTGAGTATGAGCAAGAACCAAGTAGTCAAGTGTATCTGTATACTCTTTAACTTTAGTCAAAGCTACCAGAGGTGCTCCATCATATTTTTCACGAGTTAATCTCTCCTCCTCTATATGTAATACAATTTCACCATCTTTAAGTAAACATACACTCGCATTATGTCCACGAGTTATTGCTGCAATCCACTGTGTCATGATCCAAATCCTTTAGGTTGATTATGATTATGTGTTGGGTTATCACAACATTGATTTGATTGTTGTGTTTGTGGTACTCCTTGACCAGTATATTTTGTAGACTTACCTAATCTTTTTCTACAACTTGTAATAACAGACTGAACATCATCATCACTCATCTCCATACACTCATCATTCATCATATCTTGATAGTCTTCCATTGTTAATCTAATTGGAGAGAAAGTTCTCTTACCAATACCGAGATCAATTATATCAAAATTAGGATCATTGGGATATGAAATATTTTCTGGGAATGTAGAACCAATAACAGCAGTTACTGTAGTACCAACTGATTTAGCAATGTGTTGACCAACAGAATCACATCCCATAAAATGATCAGCACACTCAATCAATCCTGCCCATACTCTAATATCACATTGAGGCCAACCCACTGGTTGCATATCCTTTGCTTTAGGAGGATCAATAGGAAATTGAAACTCAGACATTATAACAACACCATAATCTTTCCTAAGATTATTAATAATATCTACAATATAACTTTGATGAAAACTTCTTGAACTTTGATCAATAATATAATCACCTTTTACCTCTGCCCCTCTACCAAATGGTTGGATAACAATAACCTTATCTTTACCAGTCTTTTCTTTTACTTCTTCTATAGTATTAATTGCAGTGATTGCCTCAGTCTTAGACAATTTAATTTTTGGAATTGGAAGTTCTCTAGGTTCATCCAACCCATTTATTTCCATATCAAATGCTTGGGAAATATTACATTTCTGATTATAGTAATGCCACCTTCTATATGGTTCAGGTGTCAAGCACTCACGCATCTTAAGTTTATCATCAAACAAACCTTTATGCCAATTATCATATGCAAATTTGTGTAGAAGAGGATGACCTCTAAAGAAATTCATCCCACCTTCAGCAACAATAACAAAATCATCATGTGTTTCTGCATATTTTTCAAATGCAGGTATTGAAGCAATGACTCTTCCTGCTCCACCATTAATAAAGAACGCTTTTGATCTCATAATTTTATTCCAGTAGTTTATATAGTCACATAAAAAGGACTTGGCATATCCTGTCGTAGTCGGTAAACATACCTTCAGAATACCATTGTGAATGTAGCAAGTCAGCTTCATAAAGAATACATCTATTATACACCATTTCAAACTCGAATTCAACCTTCCAAGGTGAATCTTTATTTGAACCATCCACCCAGTCTCTAGTCTTTGCGGTTTCATCATTATCACAAATCCATCTATTCATTGTAATCTCATTATATTGATGTCTAAGACCGTCATCAATTATATCTGGTGCATAAAGAGACATATTACCCATATAAGAATAAAGTCTTGTACCACCAACACATTCTTCAGGTGTATTTAAATAGATAACACTTCCAAATCTCACATTAAATGAATCTTGATGTGGAATACCACCACCAACATCCATAGTATTGGCATTCATTACATTACACATGAACCCTGTCCTGTTCCAGTTTTCATCCCACCATTTTAAAGCAGGGGGATTGGGTGATCTCCAAATAGATTGATCTCTCCAATGACTGAACTGATCTTTTAATTTTTCTGCAACTCTACTGTCCTTTTCAAATACTCTCCATCCAGGCAGACCAGCAACCAATTCAGGATCAGTTTTCTTACTTTTCTTCGGAGAATCTATGCAATAATTACGAACCTCATCAGGATTCTTATAAAAATTATCAATAATTAATGCATTTCTTTTTTCTGTTCCTATATCAGACACCAAAGTGATGTCATACTCGTTACTAAGTTCAAACATCATAAGAAAAATACTTGATTGATACGATCATATGTAGGAAACATACCTTCCTTCCAATTTTGCATATGTAATATTGAAGCTTCATATAAAACCATTCTATTGTACTTCATCTCTGCTTCAAATTCAACCTTCCATCTATTATCTTTACCTTCAACCCATTCTTCTGTAGTAATACCTTCAGTATTTTTTTGCCACATCATTAATCCACCATCTTTAGGTACATCCAATGTAGTTTTACCCATATATGAATAAAAATCTGTACCTCCTGCACATTCTTCTGGTTTATTTAAATATATGACTGCCCCATATTGTACATCAAATGAATCTTGATGAGGGATCATTGGAAACTTACCCATACTCTCATCATTCATAACATTACACATAAAATTAGTTCTATTCCAATTTTTATCCCACTGTTCTTGATTATGTTCTTCTAACCACAAATTTTTTATAGAAACAAAATCTGTAAATGCTTTTTTTAAACATTCTCTAACCTCTGGCGTTTCTACTAACACTCTAGTACCACATAAACCACCTACTAGCCATGGTTTATCTTCTCTAGAATATTTTGGTGATGATAAACAAAAATCTCTTACAGAATCAGGATCTTTATAAAAATTATCTACAATAACAACACATCTATTTTGATAACCTATTTCTGATACGATAGTAACATCATACTCATTAGCAACTTCAAACATTGTTTTCCATGATAAAAATCCTGTGGGTCAAAAAAATTCTGGGAAAAATTTTCCCAGAATATTGTATTTAAAAAGTCAATTTTGTTTTAGTCTGTTACTCCGTTGTTAGGACGCTCACCTGTAGTGATACCCATACCAAGTTGATCAGGGTCAAGAGGCCATACAATCAAATGAGTTGCAGTACCAACACCTGCCCAATCAGTAGGAAGATTTCTTAATTTAGCACGATAGTCTAACCAAGGTTGCTTGATAGCATCTGGCATATCAGAAGCTGCAACTCTACCGTCAGATGATGCAAGCATTGTATTTCTTACACGCCTTACATGTTCCCATCCAAAAGAAACTCCTTCTGTACTTACACCAAGTTTATCTGCACCAGGACCATCCCACGAGAATATAGGAGTAGACCATGTATTATCACCTTGATTATAATAAAAGCTTTCCAGATCAAATACTTCTGTAAAGTCTGTAGGATCAGCAACAGTCGGATTAGGTTCCCAAGAAGGACCAACATTAACTTCTATATGTTCTGGTGGAAATTGCTGTCCCCAATAGTTTAATGCATGAAGAGGTTCTACATTAACATCTAGTAATGCAGTTACAACTCCTACAGGAGTAGGTCTTTCTGCTCTTGGTTTATCATCTGGATCAAATACATCAAAGAGTCTTTTACTCTCATCACCTGTTCCTTCAATCCACTCTGTAATTAATTTTTCAGGACCATAATATGTAGCGACTCCTACATTAGTGTCATCTTGAGTATCCTTCATCCATTCTGTAGGAATAGGATATATAATTGTCTTAGTAATGTTTGCCATTGTTAGTAAGAAGAATCCTCTTTGTTATTTATTGCCAGTAGGAGACTACTACTAGTCCACCTGCACCATATCCACCCCAACAGCAACCGCCATCGGTGAATGGTGACATACCACCGCCTCCTGGGAACAATGAATGTCCTTTACAACATCCATGAACATTACCATGAGAACAGTTATCAACACCTTTATGTGTTGGTGCTGACCAAGGACCAACTCCACCACCAGTGGTTGCCCAGTCACCACCCATACAATATTGGTTCATTTGACGACCACCTTGTACTCCAGCAAATCCAAAGTCTGCTCCAAAATATCTACTACAAGTAGCAATACATACACAGCACTGCCAAGAAGATGTACAAGTGTAACAACCACCTGAACACTGATGCCAACCCCATGCTCCACCTTCTGTACAGAAATTATTTAAGTTAGAACCACCTGTTACATATGATGAGCATCCTCTGCGACCACAACAAAGACAGTTTTGGCACTGTCCACAACAAGAACACTCACTAGTACCAGCAGCACATAAAGTATATGTTGTACTTCCTGGAACAAAGTCTCCTTTGTATTGGTGTAAAGTTTTAGTTGCATAAGAACCAGCACCACCAGCAGGACCATTAGAACAACAAGTTCCTATACTTCCAGATCCCCCACCTGCTTGCAGTTCAAATCTAACTGTAGAAGTTAAAGCAGGAACTGTCCATGCTAAACAACAACCACCGTTAGATACATCCCACCAGCAACAGTTCCAGATCATGAATTGGTGAGCAATACCAGTTGATACTCCAGTTACCTGTCCAGGACCAACACTATTTCCTAAAATAGCTTCAGTCCCGTTGATTTTTTTATATGTTTGATAATTAGCCATTGCTTACACAGGTGTTTCGTAATAGTATTTAGTAAAAATTATGATAAAAGTAAAGGGATGACTAGCATCCCTTATCAATTTTAATTAGACGGTAATGATTCTCCATCCTTGTGTGCCATCATAGAACACAAGTTCAAACGCAGCACCTTCAGTAGCAACTGTCATGTCAGAAGCGTCACCCATAATTGGGTTACCGTTTCTACCAATCGTTAGGTTGTTAGAATCAAATGTCTTGGCAACATCGAAGATTCTAACGCTATCACCCTTAACAGGAGATGCAGGTAGAGTAACAGTGAATCCACCAGAAGTTGTATCAGCAAAACATTGCTGACCTCTAGTTAAGGTTACTCCACTAGTTGCATCGACAGCTTGGAATCCACCTAATGTATACCAGTTTGTACCATTGTAGAATTCAAATAAATTGTTGTCAGTATCGTAGCGAAGACCACCTTCAAAGAGATTTCCACCAGTAGGTCTAGTTGCCTGAGTACCACGAGGGGGAACAAAAATACCAGAAGTATTATCCATCTTCGCACGAGTCAGGAATCCACGAACTGCTTTCTCTGTAGGACAAGCAGCGTTGGAATCTCCACCCAATGTTTCATCAGATGAGAACTCACTAATAGATTCACCAATCTGACCACCAATAGCACCCAGTTTCAATTCTGTCAAACCAGAAAGGTTGA